TTATATTCTAACATCACTGTTGTGGATGTTTAGCCACGTCTCCAGTAACTGCCTTGCTGTCTTATCCTGGTATTTCGCCTGTGGCTGTATGGAATCAAACAAAAAAGCAAGTTCACCAACTGCGTAAACCTGCTTCGTTCCGTAAAAGTCTTTTTCGGATTCCCGGACTTCTCCGTAAAATATCTCTTTTCCATTTTTCAGGACCTGCAACATAGAAATGCGGTTCTTAATATTTCCATACTCGGGGTTCAATGCCGGAAGTCCAAACTCGACAGAGCCGGAATCATTTAGCTGCAGATGCACAACGGCATCCGACACCGTATATTCTTCATCTCTCGGGTAATACAGGTCTCTTCCATCTATTAGAATTTGATACATTACAAATATCGCCCCCTATACTCTACTGTCAGCGTCCCACTTCCGGAAAAGGTCAGGGTAACATCCTTTTCCCCTACACGCACTGCCGGGAACCTGTTTCGTCCTACTTTCAAAGTGTAGGTCCGTCCCTCATGCGTAAGTTTCAGGTTGTTTGCTTCTTTCACAATAAAGACAGGAGCAGTATCCATTCCCGCGCCCTTGATCAGCACAGTACGGTTCGTACTGGTGATCTGAACATCCATCAAAGATCGGATCACACCGGTACGGAAATTGAATGTATCCCACTTCCACGGTTCTCCACTTGACTGCAGATCATACTTAAATGGCTCTGCCGTTCCGGACAATACAATCTGTCCGTACACCGGATTTGTTTTTTCTCCATCAAGTTCTAAACGGACCATGTAATAATGCTCTGGTTCGTCATCCAGGATCATTTTTACCTTCTTTCCGTGAACCTCTTTTGCAAACTCCGAGTATTTCATAAACCATATTTTATAATCTCCGTCCATCAGATCGAATACTAATTCCACTCCTTGCCGATCACTGTATGCCGGGCGTCCGTTGATCTCCGTAAGGTCAATATTTCCATCCCCACCCGGAATATCAACCAACTGCGTTTTCGGTGCGGGCATCGGAATATAAACGCTTAGCAATTTCAATCCCCAATCCCGTTCCGTATGGATTTTATCCGCAAAAGTCACACCTTTTCCCATCACGTTTTCCTCCTACCAATAGCTCCAAGTTGGCTGTCAATTTCCGATGCGATAACTTTTCCAACTCGTTTCTTGTCCAAATAAACTCCCATGCCCTCTATCGCCTTTGCTGTTTCTCTGCCTATTTTTTCATAATCCAAAACCAAATCAGATTGATTGATTACACTTCTGCCCGCCATCCTTGCGGCTGAAGTACTATTAACCGGTTTCGAGGTCACCAATCGTGTTTTTTGTCTCATGCTTTCAACTGATTGGACCATTTCATCCGTCATCGCTTCAGTTGGTACATTCTTCTCGAATCCGATTCCCATACCAAGAGCCATGTATTTACCAACTTCATCACGCATAAGCTTTGACGGTGATGCAATCCCCAGCCAATCTTTTACCGCCTCCACTGCATCTTCCGCCGCGCCTACCGCCGCATCTACTAAGCTTCCTGCTGCACTGATAATACCACTGACGATTCCATCGATAATATTAAGCCCTATACTAACCCAGTCGATGTTGTCAAACGATTCTTGGATACTGCTGATTATATCGATCGTGGATGAAATAACATCCGGAATCCGGCTAATCAGTCCCGCGATTAATTCCCCTACAATCTCAATACCCTTTTGCAAGATTTCCGGCAAATGTGAAGCGATTGTCGAGATAAATTCCGCCAGCATCTGCGCAGCCTGCTGGATGATCTGCGGCGCCGCCTGGACAAGTCCGGAAAGCAAATTCAAAATCAAATTCACTCCCGCCTGTAAAATGGACGGCAGATGCGACAAAATGGTTTGGATGAAATTACTCGTCATATCAAAGGCTTGCTGCAATATCTTAGGCGCATTTTCTACAAGCCCCTGCAAAAGATTCTGCATCATCTGTGATCCGGAATCTAAAATCGTTGGGAGCATCCCCAACACAGTATCGACCCACGTTGTCATCATCTCACCTACCTGAGCGATGATCTGCGGGGCTGCGCTAAGGATTCCCGTTAATAAATTCGTAATTATACTGACACCATTCTGCATAATTACCGGGAAATTCGTTTGTATGACACTCTGATACTGATGGAGCATTTCACTTCCCTGTGCTAAAAGCTGAGGGATACCAACTACAATTCCATTTGTAAGCGAATTGAGCATGAAAGTTCCGGCGGAGCTCAACATTTCACTTCCACCCTCCTGCACTGCCGTAGCAAGCTGCTGGCAGAGTGAAACTGCAATTGCCGGAATCGTCGAAGCAAGCCTTGGGATGATTTCCGCAAGATTCTTTAAGATCACAAATGCCGCTGTACTGAATGATTCTGCAAATTCTTCCGCGGTAATCGAACCGGTCAAAAAATTATCCCATGCAGCTTTTGCCGAATTTACAGACCCTTCGATTGTAGACGCAGCTTCTTTTGCTGTCGTTCCGGTAATCCCCATTTCTTCCTGGATGATATGGATCGCTTCCGTCACATCTGCAAAGGAATCGATCGACAGATCTGCCATCTCACCATTTGCTTCTTTGACCTTGTTGGCATCGGCGATCAGCCGCTCCATTTCCGTCTTTGTACCGCCATATCCGAGTTTCAGGTTGTCCAGCATCGTATAATTCTGCTTGGCAAATCCCTGATATGCATTCTGGATGAGCTCCATACTGGTTCCCATCTTATTTGCATTATCTGACATGTCGATAATCGCCATATCCGCAATCTGAGCCGCTTTCTCTGTGTCTCCACCCAAACTTTGCAACAACGATGCAGAGAAGCTTGTCACTGTGGACATGTATTCATTCGCGCTCATTCCCGCTGTCTTATAAGCGATATTCGCACTATCGATCACGGCTTGTGCACTGTCTTTAAACAACGTTTCCACACCGCCGATATTCTGCTCCATACTAGAAACTGCTTCAAGCGCCGATTTTCCAAGATTTGCAATACCATCCACCGCACGGGTCATCATTTGTCCGCTGAATACCCCAAGCGCTGTCTGGGCAAGACTCCCCATCTTGCTCAAACCACTATTAAAGCCTTTTTCGTTGATCTCCGTATCAAATTTTAAAGAGCCGTCATACCCCATACTATCCATCCTTTCTCTTTCTTGGATAGCACAGGCTCTGCGGCTCATTTTAAAGTGCTTATATTCTTATTTCTATTTCCCTTTTACACGTCTTGCATTTGATATAAACATGACTGGACTTAGCCGTATTATCATAAATCGCAAGTCGCGTTCCACAATTCGGACATTCAAACCATCTCCGTTCTACCGGAGGTTTCTTTACTGTTTTCACAAGCTTCCTCCTCATGCAAACACATTCCCTATGTCATAATCTGATAACTGCTCCGCCGGAAGCCGGATCGCTCTCTGTATCCGGGCAATCCTTTTCTTCTCCTCTTTGTCTTTGACCGTAGACAGGTCGATTCCACGATACATGATCCGCTGTTTGATTTCCGTATCATCAGACAATCCATCAAACAATGCGCGAAACTTCCACCAGTGAAGATATTCGATTGTTTCAAGATCGATCCCATAATCCCGTAAAAAACCTGATAAGATATATGGATAATCGATCGTATAGGAAAAAAGATTCTTCTTCCTTGGTGTCTCTATTTCCTCACTATATTGTTCATCCGCTGGATCCAGCATGAGAATAAAATCAGAAAGCGCCATAATCGCATCCGCATCAATCGTAATATCCTCCAAAAAATATTCTTGGATGATAAATACTTTCTCCCTGCTTTTCAGTTCGTCACAACGGAGCATATCGAAAAGCCGGATGTACTCCCTGAAATCTGTAATGATCGGAATCCACTTTTCATGTACTCGGATCGTACTTGGATATTTCTCATAAAACAAATTCAAAGAAATCACTTCCCTGTTTTTCTACGCTGCTGCCGGTTCGGTCTGAACTTATTCATCCGGTTATTTCTACGCTCTGCTGCTGCTAAAATTCCTTTCTGACATTCTGCAAGGAATGAATCATAACATTCCTCGCAAATTCTTGAATTCATTTTTCCGGTAAAAAGCTGATCTCCGGTTCCGTCGCCAAACAAATCATCGAACAGATCATAAAACATCTTACAAAATTCTTTTACAATTTCAGACTGACTGCCTGTCTTCTGAAGTGTTTTTTCCGTTTCTCCCATTTTCTTGAAAGCGGCTTCATACCGCTCCAAGAATTCTGCGTCTTCCATGTCAACTTCAAGTTCCACGTTATTCCATTTCCAAAGGCTCATTGGCTCATCCTCCTACTTAATCCGCGTCATATGCTCCGCTCGCAAAGGTCGCTTTCTTAAAATCTGATCCGGCAAATGTCACATTTCCAATCTCAATCGCTGATACAGCTTTCAATGATCCACTGTAAATCAACGCATCCGTTCCATCTCCATCGGAATCCGGAATGACTGCATAGGTACGCTTTGTGGCATGATATTTTTCTCCCGCGGACGATTTTTTAAATAAATCAACCACAACAATATCCACATGCGTATCATTTCCGAGAAGTTCTCCATCGTGGATCTTCGCGATCTTCTCGTGAACCGGATTGCTTGAATATCGGTCAAACGAATACTCAATTGCCGGTGCGTATCCAACAACATCCGAAGTCTCCGTATCCATATCAATATACTGTCTGGAATACTCTTTCGGGTTCTTAGAATTTGTCATTGAGGTAAACCCTGTCATTCGTTCAAAACTCGCCGGTCCCTCTGCTGCAGCCGTGTCCATATATGCCACGCGCTGTGAGCGTTTTACCAATACTTCTTTTGACTCTGCCATATTAGACCTCCTGTCTGTAAATCAAGCGGCACTCTATACGATATCGGGCTTTCTCTCCATCTACATCGTATAAATAACCGCTATTTAATGTTTCTACTTTGATCGGGATTTTATTTTCTCCAAGATCCGGCAGTTTTCCTGCCATGTCCTGTATTTCCAGCCATTCTTCAAAAGCTTGATAAAATCCGCTGTTTTCAATATTGATCCTCGCGTCCTGATCATATTCTTCCCTGCTGGTAAACGCAAACTGGAACTGTTTCTTTGCTCCTCCATCCGTATATCTCTGGATCACAGGATCGCACGGAAGAGGATCTATGGAATACTCCATTCCTGCGCCAAGATAATCCACGTTGACTCTCCACTCTGAAAGAAATGGGCATGTAAGAATATAATCCCGGATACTGTTAATGAGATTTGACATACTGTGCTGCTCCTTTCAAGATAGAATCTTTATGCCGGTTCTTCATTCTCTCAAACCAGTAAGATTTCTCTTTATGCTCGTAATATTGCCTCCTTGCATACGGAGCAATTTGATTGATTTCTCCTGAACCGATTACTGTGCCGAGTGTAGCTGATTTAATCAGCACACCGGTCCGTCTTGGTGTCTCCGGATTCATGCGCCGGATACATTCTGAATCAATAAATCCCTGCGCATTTTCGAATCCTTTTCCCATCCTGGACGCAAATGCCGGATTCCACTCCAGTTTTGCGGAAACTTTTCCGCCGTTGGAAGCCTGCGTATATATCACCCCTCTTGGAGTTTCAATCCGGATTTTCCTCTTTCCTTTTCTCATTACACTCCCACCACCTTTATGTGCGGGTTGTTCCCAAACCGATTATAATTTGCAGAAGTAACCTTTACATAATCTGTTTCTTTCAGATCCTTTACTGTCTGCATTTCAACGGAACACGCGCCCTTTACAATATAATCATCTTTCACAACAACTTTTGAAATATCCGGAATGCGTATTGTGGTGATATCTGCTTGCATCAAGCCATCCGTAGTGAGCGTAGCTTTCTCTGCCGTGAACCACCAGGCTTCTGAAACATAGAATCGCGTCCATACATCAACTCGCATTTTCGGATCATATTCTCTGTGATAAATCGTAAGATCGGTATTGGTGATCATTCGTCCACCCCCATATATAAAAGCCCTGTTGGTTCCAGATATAGTTCTGCCGCCTTATAAGCTTTTCTGCTCAACAACGCTTCCGATGTCTCATCAGCTTCCTTTTCTTGTACATAGCTTACGGAATACCCATCTGTACTCTCCGATACAATCTGTCTGCCACTGTTATTCTCACGGATTTTCCCATCTGCGATCAACATATCACAAACCGCGCATGCCGCAAATTTCACTTCTTCCATTTCCGGACAGCTGTCCGCACGCCCAAAGGTGATCCTCCGGACGTGGGCACTCGCTTTCATGATCTGACGCTCGAACTCTTCTTCTGCAGCTCCTCCTCGGTACTCAGTCGTATAGAAGTTATAGTCCGCATACACATTCATTCAAATCAACTCCTACTCCGCAGCAGTATGCACATAGATTCCATCTTTCTTGTTATCGTAAGCTTCCACGATACCAACAGTACGATAACCGAACTTCCAAGCATCTGCATCCTGATTCTGATCTGGAGTGATAATCTTGGAGACGGTATGCTTCTGATACTGGATAGCCGTCTGTTTATCCACGATCATAAAGTTGATAGCTTTACCACTTTCATTCTTAGCAAATCCACCAGCTCCGTTTGCAGTGAGATCGATCTTGGAGTAGAATCTTCCCTGCGGCACCTTTACGATCCCTGCAAAGCCCTCGATCGCTTTCTTGGATGCTGTGGTATCCAGATCCTCGATCATTCCGAGCACCGTCGGATTGATAAACAGATAACAGGTTGCAAGGTTCGCTTCTGCATTCTCGATCTTACTTCTCGCCGTTCTGAGCGCCGCCAATGCATTCTTGCCGGTGTCAAGCGCTGCTTCCACAGTTGCCACGCCATCAATAGACGCATATCCGGCAAGTCTGTAAGCGTCCAACTCCGGAACAACCTGTGTTCTCAAGAACTCTGCGGACAGTCGTCCGAATGCCACACCTGCGGACTCAATGTTGTCCATCGCATCGATTGTAAACATACGTCCACGATCATATCCGCATTTCTTTGTCTCATATTCAAGAGTTACATCGCCAGCAACATAGCCTGTCTGCTTGTTGTAGTTTGCAAGTCCCTGCATGGACATTTTCGGGATCAGGATCTCGTTTGCGTTCGCCCCCTCCTTGACCAGCTCATTCGGTCCATCCAAAACCGCGGTTAAGGACGCCAGTTTGTAAATTTCATCCAATAAAGTGGAATACTGTTTTCTTAATGCAATTGTATTTGCCATACTTTTTTACCTCTTTCTTTCTACAATTATTTCTTTTCTGCCGGAAGCCCCATTGCCGCCCGGATAGCTGACAGATTATCTCCGCCAACACCAGCACCGCCTCCGGTTGCTCCGACTGCGTTCATAAATGGTTCGTCTGAACCAAATAAATAAGCATCCGATTCCTTTACGGTTTCCAATGCTTTCTTAATGTCCTCAGACTGGTTTTTCGATGCTTTCAATGCGTCCATATCCAGCATAGCCATGACCGCTTTTTCGTTACGTCCTCCGGCTGTTTTAATGGCTTCCTTGATGGTATCAGAGAAAATACGATCTGTTTCTTTCGCAGCATATTCCGCATCTTTGTCTTTTAACTGCTGATTGAGCTTGTCAATCTCACTCTGCATGGCTGTCGGATCTACGTCCTTGAACTTTTCTAAAGACGCTGTTGCTGTCGCAAGCTGGTCTTTAAAATTGTCACGTTCTCTCTCTGCTTTGGTAGTCTTTGCCTTTTCAGCGGCAATATCTTTCCCATTCTCAGCCATAATCTTGTCAATAACATCCTGTTCCAATCCGAGTCCTTTTAAAAAATCTGTTTTCATGTTCCATTCTCCTTTCGTATTAGGTTATTTTAGGCGTGTAACCATCCGCCACGAATTGACTATTTTAGGTCTGATCAGCTGACCATATCTCCATAAAAATAAGACGCGTCACCCTGCGTCTCAACGGGAGATAACCGGATCACCATTCCTTTCCTACATCCAATTCAAAAAGTTTCACGACAATCCTCCTTTCTTAAAAATGGGTACAAAAATACCACTCACTCCGAAGAATGGGTGGTATCTATACAACTGCTTTCATAGCCTTGTCATACTCAATCTTTAATTTCCGTTTGAAATCCTCAATTTCATCCGGCTTCATACCAGGTTCCGCGGAAGCACAAATATCTGGGGTTTCATCCGCAAGAATCTCCGTTGCCTTTGGTTGTTCGTTGTGCATTTCATCATAATCATCTACCAAAGCATCTTCCAAAATAATTGAGAACTCATAAATGTCCTTTGGTGTATCTTCCAAAAATTCTTTAATATAATTCATTATCTTTTCAAACACATTCCCACACCTCCTTTGGCATTTTTCGCCTTACAATAGAAACTATATCATCTGTATCTTTATTTTTCACCACAACAAGTTGTTTGCCCGAGTCAAAGAAAATCAACTTGCTTTCTCCCTCTGAATAATTCGGATTCCCTTTCACTATTGTAAGAACATCGCTTTCTTCAATGTTCGGATAACCTGGCTTATTTAATCTTGGCAGCCGACTCAATGCATGAACTGACAAATATACTCCATCTTTTTCAAATCTTACATACGCATCTTTTGATTTCTGCTTAAATTCAGAAGACCATTCCTTTTTATCGATATCAGAATATGTATCGACTTTCTTTTTCAATGCACTAAATTTCTTAGGTTCATTATACTTCATCCGCCGGAAATCAGCAAGACTGCCAACATCATCGCCAAGTATATTTTTGTACCGATAGTACTGTTTTGAATCCCTGTCAGCATTCCGAATCATATCAGAACTATACCGCAGATTCTGCATCTTCGTATTTGTTGCTACTCTTCCCCGCATATCATAATAGATGCGCTCTCTTTCTTCTGTCAGCCCCATCTTCTTACAAAACCGGCTATATTCATTCAACTGTCCCTGATATTTTGCCCTTGCAAGCATCACATCGTCCGGATCAGCGCCGCCGGAATCCAGAAGCTTTACTTTTTCACGCTGCGCCCTCATAGCGGTTTCCATCTGCCTCTGGCGTTGCTTTGCTTCATACAAAGTGTATTCTTTGCCGTTAAAGGTCTTCGGTGTATTTTCTTTGCGATCTTGTTCCGCGAGCCACTCATCCGTCCAGTTTCGTTCGGAAATTCCGGGAAAGAACGGATAATATTCGTGGTAACAGTTCCAGCCAAGCAGTCCAGGACCGGTACCAAGACCGCACACCGTAACCAATTCTTTCTTCCTCCAAACTTTACCTTGCCAGACCGCATGGGAAGGACGTGCTCCGGCGTGCCATGCGACCTCGAAATGCTCTGTTCCAAGTTTCTCCGCATTCATATCTGAGATCTTCCCGGTAAGCTGTGAAACACCTGTCATCACAGCTCTTCTGGCAGCCACATCCACTCTGTTCGCTCTTCCCGATGCATAATCAATCTGTCGAAGTCCGCTGTTTGTTAATTGCGTCACAACTCTTCGCAGGACACTGTTGTAATCAAATGCTCCTGTAACAATATCCATACAGGCAGCGTCCAAATAATTCTGATATACCTCTGCCAATGGAGTCAGCACGGGATTTCCATTTCCATAGTCCAGATAAAATCCGAGCGACTGTGTAATGTTCTTCAAATCATCATTGCTTTGCCGAATAAAGCCTTCTGCCAGCTGTTGAAGTTCCTCATTTTCTTCATACGGAATAAACTCTGCGTTGATCTGTTCGTATACATCTTTATTCCGGACATATTCCCAATCAATAACCTTATCGTACAGTTCGAACATTTCCGGATAAGATTTATCCAGTGTTTCTTTCAGCATTTTTTCGATATCCTCAGATGAATATCCAAGGATTCTGAGTCGGTTTATCTGCCAATCTGCCGTACTGGTTATTTTCCCCGTCTGCTTTATCCGGCGGACAATGTCTTCCATGATCCGAATTTCCAGATCAGAAAAATTTTTTTCAATCTGACCGGATAGCTGTTTTTTATAATCTTCCCGCAATCAGATCACCTACTTCATAACTTGGTTCTGTTCCGGAAGCATCTTCTCGGCGGTTGCTTCATCTTCGTTGTACCACTTCATGCGATATTCCAAGTGTGACATCACACCCATGCTCACATCCTGTCGATCCTGCTGCCGTTCCGTTTCCTCATCCGTTAAGATAGAATCGTTGAATTTACAGGCGAACTCGTATCCGGAATTTAGCATGCTATTGTAAAAAGCAAGCCCCGCGGCGAAATCTTCCAGGCACTCTTGCAAATTGCTCTGTATTGCCGTGACTCGGTTGTATTTCCGATTCTTTGATGCTTTTATCTCCGTCGCTGTCTTTGCTATCTCCTGCACATCTGACAGATCTCCGTAAGCAAGTCCGACAGAAAACTCAATCTCTCGCTTGTACTCTTCCAATCCTCTCCTAAAAGCTTCATCGCGCATTTCCGGAGAATATTCTTTCAAAAGCTCCTGATCTTTGCCTACTTCCAAATTCAATCCCCGATACAGCCGTTTGTTCAGCTTCGCCATTCCGAATCTGCCAGTGGATTTATCCTGTTTTAGCGCTTTATTATCCACATGGATGGCACGTTCTCCGGATTCATACTCCCAATCCAGCCTTGCCCCCTGTATATCTGCTTTTCTGATCAGATCTTTCGCGGAATCGTATGCGGATACTCCGCAGGCAGAGCCATCCACTTTGTTCTTGATCGGATTCCGATAATATCCAAAGTCCATCCGGTTCATGCCCGGGTATGTAACAGGACCCGGCGCAATACCCGCCCAATCTTCCACTGCTTCCAGATTACACGGAAGACCGATGTCGTTCTCTGTCTGCGAATGGAAACACTTATTTTCTATGGTCAGATTTCCGTTTAGAAAATAATGTCGTTCAAATCGCGTGAAATAATCCACATCCCCGACTTTCTTCACAGTCAGAAATGCAATATCATTCGGTTTTCCATCATCACCGAAGCTGATCGGGATGATCTTGTCCGCAGATACAAACTCGGCGGTTGCTCCTCCAAGCGGCTTCAAGGCAAAGGAACCAAGCGCAAGCCCCTCCTGCAGGTTCTCATTCAGCCTTACAATATTCTTCTGGTATATCTTGTCCAGTCGCTCGTTGCTCACACTGGTCTCCATTTCCACCAGAACGCAATCAGCAAATTCTCGGCAGATCCCCTCTTCAATACCTAGAGAAACAATGCTGTCCGTGATCCAGTCAGCCTGCCCATTCAGCATCTGCTTCCATTCATTTATTGCATCGATCATTCTGTCGGAAAGTGTGATATCCTTTCCGACGATCTGCTTTAATGTCGCATATCCAAACATACGCATGAATCCTTTCCAAAATCTTTTAATTCCATCAAACATCTTCCACCTCTTCGATCAGGTATTTCATATCACGTTCAACCGTGTATTCAAATGCATCGAGACTGTCAATATCTGTGCTGCCATCATCCAGTCGTTCATCCTTTCCGATGACATCTTTATTCCACACAGCATCTGAAAATGCAGTCTGCAAAGACTCGCAATCCCCTGTAATAAAAAACCGCCCTGCTCCCATGAGCTTGACGGTGCACCGGATCCTGTCATTGATCGCTGCTTTTCTTGCCTTGCGGACCGCTATCCACGGATACTCCTTTTCCACTGCATTCCGGATGGAGTTTCCAAGAACAGTCTCCGCATTATCGTAGTAAACAGTTTCCACGTTACAGTACTGGACATATTCTCCCCTTTTTCTGATCACTGCATATTTTTGAATTACTTCCACAACAAAATCACAGAACATCTTGTCCAGCATGTTGCTGTCAATGTCCTCATTTTCATCTTTCGCCATGATCCTCCGGGATTTCAAAGCGATCACGTTTCTATAATCATCGGTATATCCTCTTGCCACAAAAGAATGTCCGGACTGATTTCCACCAAAGTCCAAACCTATTTCGATGGACGTAATATCTTCTTTCCGGAACTGCTGATACTCCGGATCCGATGAAAACTCATCAACAATTTCACACCGGAACGCATCTGGATTGTCTGCAAACCGTTTGTAGATTGCTCCGTCTGCACGCTTCCACAGTCCAAGGATGAGACGGTCATAATAAATCGTCCCCTCATACTCTTTGCAAAGCTGCTCCACAAACGCTTCGGGAAGAAACGGATTGTCAAAGATCGTATACTTCTGCAGGTAAATATCCAGTTCCGCATTATCCAGAAACTCTTTTAACCAATGCGTCGGATGCTCCGGGTTACAGGATCCATCAAAGCAGGAATACGGTTTATCAAGACGGGATTTCAGCATCTGGAAGACTTCTTTGTTCCACTTCGCCACCTCATCCCCATAAGCATACTTGATGCTGGATCCCTGAATCTTTGCAACCTGACTGATTTTCTCTGCACCAAGACAATACACTTCTTCACCGCATATCTGTGCAACATTCCGGCTGTTTATAGTCCCGATCAGCTCTTCTGTATACACCTCACGCATTGGCTGCAACACGTTTCGTTCAATAGATTCTTTCGATACCCCAAGAATCGTATTTAATCCCGGAAGTCCCGACCGTTCGCGGATACGGGACAGAATCACAAAGGCAGTATCTACATAAGACTTCCCAGATCGTACAGCACCTGACTTAATATTCCATCTATGAGTGGCATTCAGTATGTACTCATTTTGTTTCTGACTTAGCTGCATGATCTCTCAATCCCTCCAAAATCAAATCGAGTCGTTCAATTGCATCCTGCTTTCCACCGACTCGCTCCGCAATCTCTTTGTATTGCTTTATCATACTTCTCAATTCCCCTTGTGCTCTCGACTGAGCTTTTAGGAAGTTCGCCTGCTTATCCCACGCCTGCTGCACCTCCCACTTTTCCCCGATCACGTTGCCGTCTTTTCTTTCGACTTTTTCAACCGTCTTGTCTTCTGCATCCCGGACGTACATGATCTGCTGTGCCCGGATAATAGCAGCATAGGCGATCTGGATCTGATCCCATAGGATGTCCAGCGGATCCGTCGGCATCTCCTGGATAATAGAAACGGTCTCTTCCGGAAGATACTTCGAGAAGAAGCCGAACTTTTCTGCATTCTTATTTTTCGGCGGCGCGCCGTGTCCGACTGCATTTCTGTTTCCGGGCTGACCGCCGTGTTTTCGTTTTTGTGTGCACACTTTTTCTGATTTTGTGTGCACACCTTTTTTATTCCATCCGTACCGGACTTTCCACGATTTCACCGTGTTCAAAGTCACACCGTACTTCTCTGCAATGTCCTTATACTTCATTCCGGACATGTAATCCTGTTCTGCTAATACATAGTTCTGTGCTTCACTCACACCACCACCTTCCAATCTGGTTTATTTTCAATCGGGATGCCCGGAATCGAACCGGGGACTTGCTGTGTATAAGACAGGTGCTCTACCAACTGCGCTACATCCCATTATTTTTACAATCAAAAACGCCCTCCAACCGGAAGGCGCTTTTCGTTTATACATTTCACAGGGAGGGTTTCGGGCAATCAGAACCTTGCCCCAATTGCTCTAGAATAATTATACCATAGTATTTTGTTTAATTGGTTTAATCTTTCAAATATCCGGATATAATTTGTGACACTCGTCCTTTGCTATATCCAACTTTCTCCGCAACCTCCCTCTGCTTCTTCCCGTCTATGTAGATCAGTTCGAATATCTGCCTGTCTCTGCTGTCCGGGATCTCTGCTATGAACTGCTCGATCTCCGTGATCAGCTTCTCCACCTGTTTCCTACGCTTCTCCCGGATCCGGATCTGCTTGTCGATCTCATCCATTTCTTTCGGCTCATCCATCAACACCGATGTCCGGACTTCCGTGTAAGGAAAATCCCTGCTGGATCCTGTCACCTTTCCCAGCACAGTCGGAACATTCTCCTGCCGCTCATACAGTTTCTCCAGCCTTTTATCAATCAGCACCAACTCTCTTTTCAAAGGTCGCAGCTGACTTAGTTTTTTCTTGTCCACCGGCAATCTCCCCTTTCACTGCATTGATCCCGTACTTTCTCGCTACAAATTCCGCCACGTCTTCCCTGCGCATCTGCTCTCCCTGCTCCCGGATCAGCGCAGATGCCTGATACGGCTTGTGCTGCATCTGCCACTTTGCCGCCGCAGAAGGATCGTGCTCTGCCATCTGCTCAAGCCCGCGGCGCCGGATGCTCTCTGCCTGCTTCCGGCGCTGGGCTTCGTTTGTTTTGGTCTTTCTCAATGTATCACGCTCCTTTGAATTTCAGTTTAGTTTATAACTCTTTCACTCGTCCTAATGTTTTCAGCATATCCGTTGCACGATATAATTCCGCAACATCTCCACACAAGTCATCTTCCCAGTATTGCGATATATCAACATCCATGCACTTAAGTATCAACGCATAATAATCTTCTTCGTATTCTTGCGCAGCTTCACATATATCTTCCAGAGTTAGTTTTCCACGCTTTTTTCTTACTATAAGCATCCAGTTTCCTGCCGCATCGTATGTTATTTCGCAACTTACTCCCTTTTTCATCTTTTGCCTCCGCTAAATCCTAATTTTCCTCCGGCTTGTACGGTTCCGGAAATGGGCACCATGCGGATACAACACTGTAAATATATCCCTTGTCATTTCCAAACTCTTTTTCACAAGATGTTTCCGACATGCTTTCATCAAAAAATATCCATTCTCTATTTTCCCTAAGACATCCAACAAAAACATCGTATCTTTCTGGATGAAATTTTTTCTCTTCTTCCGGAACAAAGCTTGTATCAAAATCCGAAACCCATTCTGATGAGTGAACTGTAACCATTACTATCTCGTTGGCTTCCGGCAACCGCTCTTCCACTGGAATCCAACCTTCATTTTTCACTTCATCCATGTGTGAACGGATAATCTTCTCCGCATCTTTCACAGCAATCAATAGTTCTGTATATCTTGAAAATCGTATTCCTTCAGCTACTCCTATCTCTTCCAAAATTTTCTCTAGTACATTCATCACTCCACCTCCAACAGTTCTGCATTATCAAAAATGTTGCCGCAAACTTGAAAATGTTCTGCATCCCATTTTTCGAGCGCATCAATGTCCGTTGAGTAATTTTCGTTTACGCAAAATCTGCATTCGTTCCATAAAATTTTTATATAGGTTATGTCTTCTGGGTGGCTTTCGTCTAGGTTAGCTTTTAAAATATCATTCTCCCAAATCTTCTTTCCGTTCTTGTCGGTAAGTCCTGTGTACTGGCAGAGGGTGTCAGAATCAATTTCAACATATTCCCAGACAGTATAGCTTTTTGACCAAAATATAAAATGTTGCTCACTTCCATCTAAATCAAATCTCTTCTGGTAATACCCTTCCACCCATTCGCTATTATCTTTTCTCTTTGCTTTAAAAAGGATTTCTCGCATATCACTCACTCCATTTGATCTTCTGTCCACAATTCGGACAGTAAAAATATCTGTCATAATCAACTTCGTATCTCGTTCTACAACGAGGACATATCCATGTATCCAGTATTATTTTTCCAGTATCATCCGTTCCGTCTCCCTCAAATTCCGGTATTATCGGCGTATTTAGTTCTTTCAGACTGCATGCTTCCTCCGGATCCATACCACTGTTCTCGTAGTCTTTCAGCTTGCACAGCGCACCGTATATCTTTTCTTGTGTGTTCTCTGTAATGACCTGCCCTACATAGGTGTCTTTCCACGGCAGACCTTTCACACACCAGTTCCCCTGTTCATCCTGTTCGGTTAATCTTCCCATTCTGAATCCTCCGTATGCTCTTCATATTCTGTTCTTGAAATTATCCGGGTATTTTCTTCCGGAACTTTCACAAAACCAGAAATGATTTCTCCCTGATGCTTTGCAAATTCTTGTAAATTAAACCCATCTAAACAATCTGTGTACATATCAATTTTCGCTTCGGAATAACCAATACTTCCTTTCCCTCCATATATTTCCGCATCTTTAATTTCAAAGAACACACTGACTGTTACATGTATTTTATTTCCCATCTTCATCCATCCTTTCCGCAGCAGTACCCGACCATCACTCCGATCAGGAACGCTGCCAGTATCAAAATTCCTGTTGCCACTATTCTTCCTCGATTCTTTTTAACTGCCTGTCCAGTTTCTGTTCCATGATTTCAAAAACTTTTCGCCCACTCCCATTCCCGAGAAAACGTATCATCTGGAGAAGCATAATCTGTACATCTGCTATTTCTTCCTGTATATTCTCCAGACACTCTCCTACATCTTTTTCTGTTGCCTGCCCATTGCCGCAGGCTCTCCAAAACTTATTGATCGCCTGTGTCAGTTCAGCCATTTCCTCAATACACTGCCGACTTTGCGATTCATATCCATAGTGGTCAGCGATTATTTTTATTTTTTCTATAATGTTCATGCTATTCCCCCCAGTATTCCACCGTATACTCCATCTGTTTTTTATTCCCGGAACTCTATATCTGCTGTCTTCCGATCCTGACAGAGTATCCGGTTTTTAATAACAATGTTGCTATCTTCAGCCGATCCTCTTCGTTCCACTGCGCAGAACCTTTCCGAATGCTCCTGATCACGTTTCTCATCTTATCCTCCATGCCCTCTGGTAACTTCTTGAACCTTCAGCTTGAAAATACATCTCACTGATATACCCTCTTTGCTTCGTCCCATCATAATAAATAAGCCGTCTGTATCTGCCATCATACTCATCTCTTTCCAGTATCTTTTCGACAAGCACTGCTTTATACCATGCATGTGATTGGGTGCTCTTATCAATCGCGATCACCTTTCCCACAGACTGTGCGATTTCATCAAAGGTTATTTCTTCTCCAAGCCGGCTTTCCTGCAGCCACTCACCTGGTCGAACCGGCGCTTCAATAAAATCAAAGATGTTCATCTGCTCACACATTTCAACTGTCCCCCCTTATGACCAACTCGATCCCGATTTCCTCCTTGATGACCTGGATATAATCATCCCATGTCGCCATGTCATCCATCAGACATGCCGCTTTCTTATTAAAGCGGTCTATAAATCTACTGCATCGAATCTTTCCGAAATCAAATTCATCCCGCAGGACCGATACCGCCATTATAAGTACCGTATCCAGTGTTCGCGCCTTTATCGGATCACACATCTTTTCCAGCTCTTTCTTTCTGAAGCCCACATTGATTCCTGTAATATTACGAAATTCAATCTCTTTCTCCAGTCCATCAATACCACTTTCAGCCACAATATCTCTTGCCAGGACCATTCCCGCTGCTCGTCCAGCTGCATAATCATCTAATTTTCCCATTCTGTAATCCCTCTCTCATGATAAGCCCCACACGTTCACATATAACTTTTCTCGTCCAATAGCCTGTTGAACTTCTCCAACTGCTTTTCCGACACTTTGTTCCCGCGCTTCTCCGGCTTCAATTCCACAGTCAGATGTTTTTCCATGATATGTGACAGTTCTCTTGCCAGCGTTTTCTTCCCCTGCGTGATCCCGTCATAATATCCCTTTGCCGGTCGGTACTCGCTGATCTGCTTCTTTCCCTCGCCCTGCCCTCCGGCAGTCTTATTCCGCAGCTGATACCCGTTCTTTGCATATCGTTTGATCCAGAATTGTTCATGTTCATCCAGTTCATCCTCCGGATAGTGCAGAAAGTTGATTTTCCAGCCATACACATTCCCCTCCGAAAACATTCCATGCTTTTTCAGGGACAGATCGATATGCTGATACCCGCTTAAGTGCTGCGCCAACCGGGTCAATAAATGCTTTGCCTGTCCGATATATGCGTACTGGATTCCGTTATCATCCGCCCTCGTAAGAAAATAGATCCCACTGCTTTCATCCACGTTCTGGTTGACAGAAAGGATCTTCCGCTTATTTTGAGACTCTATGGCTTTTACTTTTTGAATATTGCTCTTCATTCAGTGCCCCCTACACTTCCGGCTTATCCAGGTCAACCAATACCGAGATCCCATTCATTTCCACCAAGCCGTCTGCATTGACCGCCAGGCACTTCATGCCATGAAGATCCGTCGTTTCCAACATATCCATCCGGCTCGGTTCCAGACGGATCGTTGCATCTGCTGTCTTGATCGTGATTCCTTTTGGGCTTACCAGATTGGAGACCTGAAGCAAAGTGTCTCTGCCAATGGATTCCTCGTATTCCTTTTCGAATCGTTCTGCCACCTCTTCCGCGGCACCGCTGTTTTCCAGAATCCTCCTCAATTCATATTTTCCTACTGTAACCGGATCCGGATCGTCTTTCCCCTCTTCCAAAAGTTCATACAGCCGATCATAAACATCCATGACGATGGAATATCCTGCCCGGTTTTCCAGTACATTTCCGAGAATCTTCTGGAACATGCTCTTCTGTGCTTCCGCAGAAAGCGGGATATTCACGCCAAAAAGTGCCTGTGTCAGCTGTTCCTGCAATTCTTCTGTTTTTTTCGTGTAATACAATGCTGCATGGATGTCGGTATTCCGGTCATTAAATGCCGGAAACAAGAATCCTTTCACCGGTGCTCCCACTTCCCATTCCCGGCGCCGCTCTGTGATCGTGTTCTCTTCTTCGTCATAGCAAAGCCCTGCTTTTGAAAGTTCCACCGGGCAGATGCTGCAAAGAAGATGCTCATACACTTCTTCCGATGCATCGTATAACTCCGTCTGATCGGACGCTCTTCCCGGGATGTCATACATCGCATGAATCAGGACGATGTAGTAATTCCCTGCGCAAATATAATTCTCGATCACCTTATCGTAAAACTCTTCCAACAGCATATCGTCCTGTAACTTGCTGTCCCGCAGCTGCAGAAGAAACTCCTGTGCTCCTCCCGGCATCTCTTCTTCCAGAGGGATTTCCAGATTCAGCAGGTTTCTTCCGATTTTTCCGGAAAGTGTTTTTCTTAACATGTCAAAATATTTGAATTCCTCTTCCTCCGGCATCGACAAAAATGCGTTTTTCGTCTGCAAGCGTTTTGTTTTTTCATGATCCACATAACATCCACAGATCCTTGTGATCGCACAATTCACTGGTGTAAGCTGCTTTCTAATCTCCAATACCTCTTTTTTATTCATCGTTCTTTCGTTCCTCCAATCTATTTACCGATTTCGGATTGAGCTGACTGCACAGCCATTTCCAATATACGCAAAACATTTCATAATCCAGATTTCTCGTAAAAATCTTCACTCTGCGTATGTCCTCTTCCTTGCGGTTTTTATTCTTGTCTGCCATACGTTTCCCTCACTTCGATCCTGTTCTGTCCAGACTCTAACAAGCTCCGCTCCAGTTGCTCCATGTCATACTGTCTGCGATGGAAGTTGTTAAAACTGTTTATTTTCTCTCCACTCATTCCTCGAAGCTCCGATATGCTCGGCGCATACTTGCAAGTCTTGATATGCTTTTTCAGCCTTGTGCTTACCATCCCATACGTCAAGTCTTTCAGCATCGAATACCAAAGTTCAAACACATCCTGCGTCTTGACCGGACAATTTTGCGGATATGCTGCCATCATCGCCTTTACAATCACCTTAAACTCTTCTCGTGTCACCAGCTATCCACCTCGCTTATCTGTGGCGCTTTCGTCCTGTAATTCAATTTTCCCTTATCCTGCTCTCTTGACAGCCAACTGTTCACGAACCTAAGGATTCCTCGCTTGGTCTTTCGCCTACTTGGGTTGCTGTCCAGCCAAGATTTCATTTTTCTCAATTCCTGCAATACGTCTACTGCCGGAAATAACTGTGACCACTGCTCGACCTGATCACCATAGATCCAGAACTCCGATCTATCATTCAGCGTCAGCGATATCACCTGCTCTCGGTCCGGTGCCGGTTCCGGCTCTGGACAAGCAGTATTTATACTGCTCTCTATACTTACCTTACCTATCCTATCCTTACCTATACTTACCTGGGTTGCCAGTTGGTTGCCATCTGGTATACCAACGGTTACACACTGGTTGCCATCTGGTATACCAGATGTTTCTGCTAATGTATAGGATCCATCTTCTTTAACTGATAACATAGCAAGTTCTTCTTGGTAAATCGTCTGTGTATATCTATCTTTTCGAAGATAATTGTTCATTCTCCAATGCTTAATCACGACAATGCCATCTTCAAACGGTATCACAAACCGTTTCATGATCAGTAACTTCAGATCATCATCTGTCGCTCCGATCAAGCGCTGTATCCTCTTTGTATTGTTTAAAAAACCATCATCATCCGCTCGCATCGACAAGTGAAAATACAGCGCCTGCGTAGATAATGGCATATCTAAAAATGCATCGGAATCAACGACTGTCTTCGAAAACATTCTACGTTCCGCCATTTAGGAAACATCCCTCCAATCTATCCCACAGTTCCTAAGCATTTTCTTTTCTACTTCAAGCGGTCCCAATATATTTTTAACTCTGCTTGTTTCTTGCAGCACATGGCGCTTTAATAGTGTTCTATCATGTTCGGAGTTCATATCTGGAATAAAATACCCTTTTCCATCCTGCATATTCAGAATCCCTATTTTTAATCGTGCATCATGCAATAAACATCTCATCGCACGATCATCAACACCTGTTCTTTTTACAAGTTCTTCACGCATCACTGCATTCTCATGTCCTGTCGGGATATAATCCAATATGTTAAATCCGTCTTTTTCCAAAGACTTTAAATAATCCAGTAATTCAATCTGTCCTTCCATGTTCTCCTTTCTCTCCCCGGATCCCCCGGGGAGTCTGAATCCCGACCATATCGGTAAAGTCACCGCAATGGTCTCCCTGCATAGTACCGTGACATACCCGCGCAGGTGCAACATGAACGGGTTACTTATAGCCAAGACTTCCCGAAGATGCAGCGGAACTCTTCCCGGGTTCCGTAGTGCTCTTCGAAATAAGTCTGTGCCATCTGTTTCAACTTCAAATCCAATCCTCTGTTCGGATTGTCATGGATGCTTCCCGGTGCAAACTCATGCAAATGTGCTGCGACCGGGATCACAAATCCATACCTCTCTGACAGCTGTCTCCGGCTGCCGTAAAAGATATGATGCCTGTGGCAATTCGGTGTGCCGGTAAAATAACAGTGCTCCATATCCTCTGTAAATACACTCCATAGCCGTTTAGCCAAGATCCACACCATACCTTTCTTTCAAAAGACGCTTTTCCTCCGGTGATGCGATCTCTGCATCCGGGATCCCGGCATCTCTGCAACTCTGCACCAGACCATCGATCAGCCTTGCCATTTCCATTGTGTTATAGGTATGAGAACCGCGCATCAAGCGGTAAGTACGATACATGACCCCATCCAGCCCCTCCCGTACCTGTGACGTCGGTTTCAGATGATAATCCATCGCATGCTTTACTTTGTTTTCCGCGTTTTCCGTATCTGGGATGGTAATGTATGCCGCCTTTCCCTCGAAGATTTCCGGTTGTCCATAACTGCAGAGCATTTCATTATGTACCTCTTCATTGGAGGTATGGAGAACACTTGCCAGCTTTGTACAAAGCACCCAGTAATACGCATTTGCATCCAGGCTTCTACGCCGCCGGAATCTCTTGATTTCAAAGCTTAACTTCTCACAGCCTTTCAGTTCTTCATACGCCTGCCGGAAGTCCTCATACGGCTCAAATTGCACGATCAGACGCCCTGTCGCATAATCAATGACTGGCTCTTTCAATTTTCCAGTGAGTTTCATCACTCATCACCAAACTTCTTTTTCAGTGATTGCAAGAGCAATCCTGCCTGTTCCGCTGTTAATGTTGCTTTCGATAAATTATTCGAACTGTACAGCATATCCGGATCGATCTTATGCGCTTTACATATGCTTTCGATCGTTCCGATCTGTGCCTTACTTGCTTTCTCCGGATCTAACGTCTTAATGATCGTTCCGTATTCGTACACAACATTGTTCGTCTTTTCATTCCGTATCTGAAGCGCATTGATCACTCTGTTTTCGTCATATCCGATATGACTCACATAAAACTTTTCGTAACATGTGTACCCTGTTCCTTTTGATGTGATATCGCACTTCGTTGATGGAATCCAAATAAATGGTGCAGTATACAGTTCCCGTCCGATCCCCCAATTGAAACAAGCTCTCTTGAAACTGTCCGATGCAAGCCCCTTTTCTTTCTCCGTGTTACTCTCTGTTCCAGTATCTTCTTTACTGATCCACTGCTTCTTCGAATCATCCCAGATACTCACAGTACAGTTCGCATTGTCTCTGGAATGGCTTCTTTGCCAATTTTCCTGTCCGACTTCTTCGTCCAATATGTTCATGTCACATCTTGCATCCTTATACAGCAGAAGCGACAATCCGCTGTTCTTAACCATTGCAACCCGGCAATCGATCTCGTCTGCACGCAACAATCTGAATTTCTTCATAACACCCTCCTGTATCCATCACTTAAACACTTCTCACAAATGCCGCCGTCCACAGTGTATAGAGCATCCCCCTCATAAAGTGGATCACCACACTGGTTACAATATGCAACAGGCTCCTGTTCCTCCGGCGCACTCGTCTTCCATTCGTCATATCCCGGAATGTGTTCCATGCTATTCACCCTGAAATGGCTGCACTGTCTTTGCCACACCAAGGATCGCCATGACTGCGCCTACATTCACATCATCATCCGGATCAAACTGCTTCAGATAATCCGCAGTTGCTTCAATCCGCGCTTCCTTTTTGATAAAATTTATAAACTCATACTTTTCAAGTGTGTTTTTGTTTTCTTCCACTTTTCAATTCCTCCAAAATTTGTTATACTTTACTTGGTTATTTTTGAATGCGCTTACGCCTTGCCGGGCATATGTAAGCGCTTTTCTTATGCCAGACACAAGAGCAGCATCACCCACGCCCCGATACCGGCGCCGATCAGACACCAGGTCACGATTTCCGACAGGCTTGTTCGCGGTTCCCTCCGGCGCTTCTGCTCCCGGACCGGTTCCGCCCTCACAAGCGATGTCCGCTCTGTACTGATTAGTTTTAATTCTTCCATGCTTGTCCTCCTTTTCTACCGCCATCAGGCGGTCTCTTTTTCTTTCTCTTCAACCGTATACTCAATTTCAACATCTTCCTGCTCCTCGATAAGCGAAATGAGCACCTGTATAATTTTCTTAATATCTGGCTTCATATTCATCACCTCTCTAAAGCTTATGAAGCACGGTTTGTACTTGTTGCGTTGTCCTATGGAATCCCTTTATTTTTCTGGCGGTAATTCATCCACTCTCTTATCTAACTTCGGAAAACATTTTTTAAACTCGTTTTTTCCGACTGGCACTCCAACTAATTTAACAAGCACCCTAACTCTCGGATTTACAAAAGATGTCAAAGAAAATCCAAGTTCATTTAATCTCTTTTCGAACAAGAGATATGCCATTCTTTTGCTTGTTGCCTTTTGATAAAACTTCATTTCGGAATGATCTTCTATCCAAACAAGATATAAGCAATCTCCAATTTGAGAATCTATTTCTGCATCAATTAACCAATCAACTGACACATTTAAGATGTTTGCAATATTATTTAGTTCATCATATTTCACTCTTGTTTTTACCAGCTCAGTGCTAGAAATCCTGGAATATTTTAATTTGCATTTCTTAGCAAGCTCTTCTTGCGTTATTCCTTTACTTTCTCTTGCTTTCACTATATTTCTTGCAATATCGCAATAAAAATCGAATCCTATTCGTTCTAAACTTTGTGATTCATAAAAGCGCATCTCCTTCACTCTCCTTTCTCTGAATTCCTGTCCTTTTTATCGGACACCTAAACCGTCATAACATCATAATTGAAATATCTTCCATATCGTGATAAAATCCTAAAAAAATACGAAAGGTTCTCATTATGCAAATACCATCAGAAATTATTGAAACAATCCACAATTTCATAACACGCGAAAATATAACACTTGTGCTCGCTATTTTGGGAAGTTTTGGAACTCTTTCTTCTTGGTTCTTTGTACTTCTTAAAAATAGAAAGAACTTGAAGATGCATATTGTAGGTCATCGTTTTTCTGAAGATAATCATTCCTTGCTTATTTACACAATGTTCGAAAACAAATCTCGTCTTCCTATTTCAATCACTGGAATTTATGTCGAAATAGGAAACGTTCTTTATTCCTGCGAAAAAATTCCTATCGTGACTTTTGAAGAAACTGTACGAAACAGAAATCAAATAATCTCACGCCGAGAATATAGATCTATGACTTTTCCTATCTCTATACCTGAATTGGGTGGGACTTCTGGTTATGTTTACTTTGAATTTCCTGTAACATCCGAACAACTTCCTTCCACGCATCTGAATTTTCAACTTTCAACCAATCGTGGGAAGATAGTTCAAAACTCACTATCACTCGACCGTTTTCTTGATTGATGTATTTTCTTTCATATACAAAGACATCGCACAACTCACTCACACCTCCCCTCTTCTGATTCTGTCTGGAATAGGTAGTCCAGTGTCTTGTCTGGAAAAACACTCTTTTTAATTGCTACGCATTCTTTCAAAGACAACGTACCCTTTCCATTTAATTTGAATGACAAGGTTGTTGGAGTAATACCTAGAATCTCAGCCAATTTTGCCTGTGTAATTTTTGACCTTGCCATTTCTGCTTCTAAATTTGGAAACAACTTCATCACCTCTTTTCTCGATTTTTCGTGATTACAATTCTATGATACACGATTTTTCGTGATTGTCAATTGTTTTTTCTCATTTTTTCGAGAATTTATTTTCTATTTCATGGATTTTGTATTGATTTTTCGAGATTTAAGTGTTATTATCAAGCCATAGAAAATAAGAAAGGAGAAGACGCTTTCATGAATGAACTTGAGTTAAGCCTAAAATCGCTCATTATAGAAAAATATGGAAGTCTAAAAAAATTTTCAGATACAATAGATATGCCTTGGACTACTCTTGATAGCATATTAAAAAGAGGTGTTGCCAATTCAAACATAACAAATGTCCTAAAAATAACTCGGGAATTAGGTCTTGATGCTGAAAAATTAGTAGAGGGGACGATTTGTGATAACGTTCACTCCCAAACTACTATGGCTGCCCACTTCGACGGCGATGAATATACGGAAGAACAACTGAACCGTATACGGCAGTTTGCAGAATTCATCAAGCAAGACGACGCTAAGTAAGTCCATCTTATGACACATCTGTTTTGATACAATGTAAAAAATGTGTGGAGGGATTTATTTTGAATAAACTTGAATACTTAGAACAGGAAGCCTTTGAAGCTGACATTAAGATCCATGATTTCTATCTTGGAGAGGAAAATCTTAAGGGCTTATATATCAATGGAAATATCGCAATCAATACTTCTGTCGATAACAATCCAGAAAAGACTTGTGTACTTGCAGAAGAACTCGGGCATTATCATACGACTGTCGGAGATATAACAGACATGTCCGATCCCAAGAACCGAAAACAGGAACGGCAGGCAAGGCTCTGGGGATATAACAAGCTGATCGGGCTGACTGGAATTGTAAATGCCTATAAACGTGGATGTCAGGACATACATGAAATGGCTGAATTTCTTGATGTAACAGAAGAATACTTGAAAGAAGCGATTGACTGTTATCGGGATAAATACGGCGTATGCACGACCATTGATAATTATACCGTATTTTTTATTCCGTATCTGACAGTTATGGAAAAGGTATAA